AGCCAGAACCGATTCCCCCCAGGTTACATGCTCAATCCCTCACAGCTACCTGTTGTGAGTGATGAGTCGAGTAGCCATTTCCAGACGAGTTTAGACCCGTCTGGCGAATAATCCGGCGTTACTGCAGTCTTAGTCCCCGTTACCAATTTCATTAAGTAGCGGGAGTTCTCGCACATGTATGGACTAGAAGTTTCTCTATGTATAGAGCGAACTTTCTCGAACACACGTAGGCGGTGCTCTTCACAGGACAAAGAACTAAGTGCGCATTTACGTGACTTTGCGGCATGAAATTTTATGTGCCGTATGTCATTCACCCCAGGTCGCCGAAATCCGGCGATCTGAGACTCGTTACTCACGAAGGGTAGGATCCCCCAGTGACCATTGATGCGTTTTCGTAGCAGCCTTGCAGTTGAATAAAACCCTTTAAGGAAGAGTTGTTCTTCGGATGCAAGTACCGACAAAAGGGTGTCGGCCCCGGAGCTAAAATTCGGTGTTCTTTTCAAAAACACGGGAGTGATATCCACACCGTGATACGCATGGATACCGCATGATTCTCTAAAATGTGACTTTACAAACGATTTGTCTTGGTTTATTTTCATGCCAAACATCGGCAACCAGTCATATACCGCTTGTACGCAATCTGATGATATTATTATGTCGTCACCATATACGTACACATCTTTAGCTTTAGAGAATCTCCTCTTTACATTGCTATTACAGATAATGGCTTGTATTAGCGCAAAATGCACCAATGCCATTATAGGAAAACATAGCGCGGACCCCATTGGTGCGAACTTATTCGTTCTTAGGGGAGGCAATCCCAATGTTGGGAACTCTATAATTTGCGTAGACAAACTCATAAGAATGTCACACAATAGAGTCTGGTCTTGGAACAGTTCCTTGACCAATAGCCTTAATACGTTGTCTGAAGCAGATTTCATGTCAATTGTGGCACGTTTTCTACTTTTCGACTCATGCAACGCCAGCATTTGGTTAATACTTTGTTTTGTAAAATTAACCTTATTACGCGTAATTGGGTGTTCTTCAACCCAGGCGTAAATTCCGTTTTTAACGGCTTGCTGGTACCACATGGCTTCGTTTTCCTCAATGCATATACCGCGTGCTTCACCAATCTTTTTATCGACTTGGTGATATCTAGCACTTGGTTCGTATACTCTGGTCTTTAATAAAGATCTATAGTTCCGAGCCTTGTTCACATGATATCCGTTAACAGGTGGGTAAAACCACTCTTTATACGGAAGTACATGGTCAAGTTTTTCGTACAACATATGCGGCTCGTAGCGCATATGTTTTTCCACTTTAGTATTCGTGGCACCTGGGCCTGGACGAGGTACTACATTTTCGTCCGTTTTTAGATCAAAATCATTAAAGATGTTATTAATGATTGCCCTGGCGTGTGTAAGGATGGGCTGAAGAAATTCAGCTTTTATATCAATAGCACTTAGTTGTTGATCATCCTTCACAAAATCCTCTGCTTGTTTGAGGAGTACGCGATGAGGGTACGGTCCTTTTAGCTTTTTTGTTAAAACGCTAAATTGGTAAATTAATCCAATTGCCGTAATAGCCTCATTAGAATGTACGTCGTTGTAAATCACTTTGAACAGCCCTTGTAAAAATACAGGGTATTCAGTCCCAGATTTGATCTTGAATCCAGGATAGAGTGATACACCAGTTTCCAAATATGTGAATAACGATTTGGATAATTGGGGCAACGTTACTGTAGCAAAACTTACTCCTTCAGCGTTAAACCTTTTCAATAAGGTTGCTGAATCTCGGAGTTGGTCCGTCACAGAATACGTACTAAGGAGTTTTGAAAAATCTTTCAAGAGCGCCTCATACAGTTCAAGAATACCTGATACTGTATGATACCAATTGCGGAGTTCCTTACGTTCCGCAATCCTCTTTTGCCTGATGCGTATCCTTTCGCACAGGACTTTCTTTTGGCTTTTCAGGTTCGGTGATGACAACATTACCTGCCCTCCAGCCATGATCTGATTTTAGATAAATCATAAATCTACAGATAGTGCCTGGGAATTTAAATACAACCCACGCACAAGTTCGCGAAAAACTCAGACTTTGAAAGCGCCGCCACTGTAACATTGTGGCAACTTGCTTCAAGTTCTGTAATATCATGTTCTTTATCATAAGCTATGGAATAGTTAATTGTGACTGGTTTATAGGTCACGCCATCGCTTATAAGAACATTTAGACGCCGTGAAAACAAGC